GCGGACGGGGCCGAAGCCGCCGGCCACCTTGACCGAAGAGTGCTTGAGCTGGGTCAGGTCGGTGGGCGTAGCCGCGGCATTGGTCGCATAGCGATCGACGCGGCGCCTGGCCGAGTGGATGGCGGCATAGAACGATTCCTGAAGGAAGTCGCCCTCGAAGCCCTCGGTGGTCAGGCGGATCGCGCCGCCCGAGGCACCGTTGAACTTCTCGACCAACTGCGCCAGCGTCTCGATCGTCGCTGGCATGATGTACTTGTTGAAGACCTGCATCTGAGACAGGGACATAGCTGAACCTCAATGTTCGGGATTGGGGAGTTGGGGTGCCGTCAGTCCGGCTGAGTGGCGCGTCGCGCCGGGGCCGCACCCCATCGAGGGCAGCCGAAGGAGAACCTGGCTATTGCTGAGCCAGTTCGGGGAACTTCGCGGCAATCGCCTTGGTGCGATCGCTCTTGTCGCCGCCGAAATCACCGGCGGGAAGCCTATTGCCACGGCCACCCCCTTTGTTGCCTTCAGGGCTGGGACCGGTCGCCTTGCCGAGGAATTTCTGCCCCTTCGACGCGGTCCAGTCCTTCACGAAGGACGCGACATCCACTTCGCCGAGGTCGGTTTCCACGAAGGCTTTCCGATTGCCGTCGTCGGCGCGCGTGACTTTGATGGACGGGGAAAGGTGGTCGACGACAACGTCCTCGAAATCAGGGTCGATGCCGACGTCACGCAAGGACTTGCGCAGAACATCGAGCTTGGTGGTTTTGTCGATATAGCCATCGCGCTCGGCGAGCTGCTCGGTAAGCGTGGCCAGGTCGGTTTCGTGCTTCTTGGTCAGGTTGGCAATGCGCTGCTCATAAAGCTGCCGCTGCGACTGAAGGTGCTCATCTTCGGCCTTCTTGCGGCCTTGGTCGTCGAGATCGCCGGCTTTCGCCTTGAGAGCCAAATATTCCTCGGCATCGAAACCTTCGGGGATTTCGGCCAGCTTCTGCTCGAGCTCGGCCACCTTGCCCTTATATTCGTCGCGCTTCTTGACGTTCTCGCGATTGGCGGTGATGACGCCCCGTACCTTGGGGTGATCATCGATGCCCTCGATATCGAGGACGAACTTGTCGCCGTCTTCCTTGTAGAAGGACTTGTGCTCCTCGGGGATATCATCCAGCGAGGTGTAGATGGATTTGAGGCCCATCGGGCATCTCCTTGGGTTGCGCCCGGCTCGCGGGCATGAAAAACCCCGCCAACGGAGCGGGGCTTTTTGGGGGGGATCAAATTGAACGCATGCGCTGTGTGCGGGGAAATCTCCGCTACGCACAACCACATTGTGCCCAAGGCGCTCGCGCTTGATTTGCGCGCGGGGGCAAAGAACCTGAACGTCATCACAGTTGATGAGCGCCGGGTTGGCATCACGCAGAGTGGGTTTAGTGCGAGGGGCCTGCTTTGCGCCACTCACGAACGGCAGTTAAATCAGCTCGACACCTACGGCGTATCGATCGTCCGGGCTGTTTCCAACTTGCAAAATAAGTCAGGCATCAGCGAGGCCGCGAAAGTAGCCAATCCCCAGCCTGATTTGCTAACCAGGTTCCTTTTGTCGGTGGCTTGGCGGTTCGATCGCAACCAAATCCTTCGGAAGGAAGGGAGCTTTCTGGGGGAAAAATATGCGGACCTAATTCGAGGGCACTTATTCGAAGGGGCACCATTCCAAACCCAAATTGCTCTCGTCCGTCCGCAGATCGTGGTTGGTGACGACATAGCGGACATCACCTCAAGCCCGACAAGAGCCGTGATGGAAAACATCAACATCGTGACGCTCTATTTTGGCCGCCTTGAGGCGATCATTAAGCTCGATCAGCGGAAGGCGCCGCAAATTCTGGTGGATCTCGATTGCACTAACAAGGACCCCCTAACCGTCGTCGTCAGCAGACCAACCGACATTCGAACAATTCAAAGATTTCGCCCGCTATTCGACGGTGATTGGGACGTTCCAAAGTCAAAGCGCTAGTTGATTAGCTGTGTAACCTTCCCACGCGCCAAGCAGTGAGCACAAACCCATTGCTTGGTCCCGCCAACCTTCCTACCTGTCGGCGAGCGCCGAGGCGCCACGGTCACCTCAACCACGGCGCTGGTTTCAACACCGGTATCGGCAAGGCATTGAGGGCAAGTCACCTGCTCATCCTGGTCGAGGGCGGTACGTCGCCCTGCCCGCGGCATTCCTGCTGGGCGGTCACCATCAATAGTGGTCAGATGGGAGCGGTCGCGGAAATCGTCTTTCACGACGCGGCCAGTTCCTTGGCCATCTCCCGGTCGAGTTCGGCGCGCACCTCAGCCGGATCAGCATCCGGGTGCATCCGCACGAAGTCCTCGACAGCATCATCACGCGAATAGTCGTCATGCATCCGCGCCCCTACCAGATAGAGACGCAGGATCGAATAGTCCTGACGGTGGTCAGTTCCCATTTTCAATCTCCACGACGATGACGCGAATGCCGTCTTCGACACGCTTCTCGATCACCTTATACCGCAGTCCAGGCGGCAGCAAAACCTCCCTCTCCGAAGGATGCTGGCTCACCTTGTCGATGATGGCGCCGCGTGGCGTCGATTTCGCATAGACCACAAGGTTTGACGACGACGACCAGCTCACTGCCACTTCGCGGCTGGCGGTGAAGGACTGGAATTGCTCCTTCAGACCCAGGGGCTGGCCGATCACGGCCTCATTCCAGAGGCGATCACCGCCTTGCGCATTGCGCATCGGAGCCCGCCAGATTTCGCCCTTGTGAGGCGGCATCTGGTCGACCCCTTTGGCCGTCAGTGCGGTCATTTTCCTGTCGGTCAGCGTGCCCTGCCCTTCGCGCAGGCGCCGGTTCCAGCCTTCATAGGCGGCACCGGTGTAGTGCCTGACACCCATGACCGGCTCCGTCTGGGCCTTCCAGCGGTTCGCCGCTATCACACTCTCGACGACGCGCCGATGGTGATCGTAGTCGGGCATCTCCGCCCGCAGGAGATCGCGCTGGGCTTCAACATCATCGAGGAATGCCGCAATGGCATCCCGCGGCGCGCCCGGTGGCGACTTGATGGGGTTGTTCAGCCCTGCCCGGCCAAAGGCCGCGTCTTCCTTCGCCTTAAGCTGTTCCAGGCTGAGTTCATCACCGGCTCGGTTGGTGAACCGGTCCACCGACAGACCGCCCGAGCGGAACAGCGCGCCCCTCGATGGCCCCAAGGCCTCGTCCTGAACGGCGGCGGGCTGCTTCCGGAGCCAGCTGTCATAGGTCTCCGTAGCGCTGACCTGCCCATTCATGCTGGCGCGGGTGCCGGCCGGAAGGTCGTCGATATCGAAGCCCAGCTCACGCCATGACCGGGTGATGGGAACGCGGATACACCTGCAGGCTATATGCGCCGGCGTCCTCGTTCCCTTTCCCACCGCAAGCTTCTGCCCGTCCAGCCCCATGCAGTGCGGACAGGTCCGCGTATCGAGCGTGGACACCCACTGCTCCGCCGCGATCAGGTCAGCATTGGCGGCATAGAGTTCATCGCGGGCCGCCGTGGTCGTATGGGCCACCGCAGTCCGCACCATGGCCTCTGCGCCTCGCCGACCGATACTCATCACGCCGTCGGCATAGTTCAGCGCCTTGGTGCCCCGCACCCGGCGGACGATCTGGTCGACTGTTTCGCCCTGGATGACCCCGAGTCGGATAGCATCACGAAGACGGCGGCCCTTGGCCTGGTCGAGTTCGGAGACCCATTCCTTGAGTAAGCGCCCCTGGAACGGCCGCGCGGTGACCGCAGCCTTCAGCATCTCCGCAGACGGCGATACGAAGTCCCATGCAATGGGAAGCGCCGATCCGATCAGCCGCTGCTGAAATCCGGCCTCATAGCCGGCGATGGCCAGCAGTTCCCTGGTCAGTACTTTGCCAGCCGCCACATGAGCGGCATGGTTGATGTCGCGGATCGCGTCGAGCAGCTTTTGCAGCCTGACCGAAGTGAACGACCCTTCCAACGTCGCGCCGCGAGAGAGTAGCTTGGCGACGATCTCCCCATCCGCCTTATCCAGCAGTGGGATGAGCTTTCTGAGCGTGGCCGACGATAGGCGCTGTACGTTGACCTGGTGCCTGATCTCCAGATCCCGGATCGCCTCATTGACCGTTGCCATCTTCGTCCGTCAGGTCCGGATCGCCCAGCCCGCCACCTTCGGCGGCAATCAGCTCCTGCTCCTCCTCAAAGGTGCGCTCGGCCGGAACCAATTCGCCCTTCTTGAAACGATCGAACATGGTCTGCTTCGAGAAGGCGCCGGACTGCCAGCCCGACACGATCGCAAGGATTTCCTGTGGCGAGAGCGTGTGGTCGAAGAAGTCGAGATTGGGCGTCACCACGACCTTTTCGGGGTCTTCCCCCACCCACGTCGCCAGATTGCGCAAGGCCCGCTCCAACCCCGCCGCTGAGGTCATGGCAATGGTCTTGAGCGTGCTGGTCTGGTTGCCCAGGCGAAGCTTGATCGCTTCACCCGACTCCGCGGTCTTGCCCGTGTCGGCCAACAGGTTGGCGCCGAAGATGATGGCGCGGTCTAGGCTGTTCTGGATAGCCCTTTGCTGGGCATCGAGGCCGGGACCTGTGAATTCCAGATAGCCCGCCGTCGCGCCCTCGGGCAGCAGCCAGAGCTTCGACGATCCAAGCGTGGTCGGCGCCTGCCCATTCTTCACGGCTTCGGCAGGA